GGCTACGAGTATCCGCCCGATGACATTGCGTGGTGTGCTCGCACCCTTGCCCGGTACTACTGCGTCGAACTCTTCAATCGCCTCCCAGACCGTTCTACGGCCATCCAGAACGAATACGGGACGGTCAACCTTGCTATGGCTGGTGGTCAGGGACGCCCCACGGCGCTTCCTGATGTGAATGCCATCCTGAATAGGTACCGATCTGGCGGCGGATTGGTGGTTGGCTAATGCCTACCGCCACGACAACGATCCCGGCATACAAGAGTGCCCTTGTGACGGCCCTACAGGCCCGCTCAGCGCTCAGCGCCGTGCAAGTCACCTACGGGCACCCGGGAGACGTACAACGCACTGAAACGATCTACGTCGGGGATACGAGAGGAACCCAAGAGCCTGCGGCTATTAGGGCCACCCCGACGCTACGAGATGAAACGTATACAACTGATGTGATTGTTGAAATCACTCAGATTCGTTCAACGCAAGAAAACGTTGACCTGCGAGCGGCAACTCTGGCAGCAGAGGTTGAGGCATGTATTGCCGAAAACCCTTCGCTTGGAGTTACCGGGGTTCTTTGGTCAACGGTAGTTACCTACGACATGGCTGGAGGCTTTGATGCTGACGGTCGGGTCTGCACCATCACACTAGGCGTGGAAACGCATGCGAGGTTGGTCTAATGACTGAATCAAAGAAGAAGCAGCCGGAAACCGTCACCGTCTATTACGTCGGTGGATGTGATGGGGTAATCGGTCGTTTCCCATCGGGAGCATTCTTTGAATGCAACCGTGGTGAAGCGATGGAAGTATCTCGGGAGGACTTTGAGAGCCTTCCAGCGAGCGAGTGGAGTACCACCAAGCCCGCCAAAACTATCAGCGCCGATAGCGGCGACACTAAGGAGAACTAAATGAGTACCATTCTGGATCAGGCCGTATCGCTCGGCGTTGAATCAACGTATGGGACGAGTGTTGCCCCGACTCGTTCTTTTGAGGCTCAGGTGGACGTTGCCACCAAGAAGGTTGAATACCTTGAGTCTAAGGGGATGCGTGCCGGTATCGCTGCCGTGCGTTCTGACCGTCGCACCGTCATCGACATGGGCGGCGAGGGCTCGCTGGAAGCCGACATTCTGAACAAGGGTTTCGGCCTGCTGCTTCGTGGCATGTTCAGCACCTCGGCGGTTGCCCAGCAGGGTGCAACTTCTGCCTATAAGCAGACGTTCACTGAGACCTCTGACGGCCCCACGACTTCCTACACCGTTCAGGCGCTCCGTGCCGACAGCGGCGGGACCCTCCGTACCTTCACCTACGTCGGTACGAGCATCACGGGCTGGGAGATCGGCGTTGAGACCGGGCAGTTGCTCAAGGTCAAGGCCAACCTTGATGTCCGTCAGGAGATCACCACTCCTTCGGCTACCGCTACGTCCTACCCGACGAGCACCACGCCGTTCGATTGGACGCAGGCCGTTGTCACCATCAACAGCAACGCTTCCGCCGTCAAGTCGTTCAACCTGACTGCCGACCTTGGTATGCACGTTGACCGTCGTTACCTGACGGGTTCGTCGCTCAAGAGCCAGCCGATTCGCAAGAGCCTGCCGGTCTACGAGGGCACGATTGAACTGGACTACGCCGACACGACGTTCTACACGATGTTTACGGCTGGTTCGGTGGTTCCGATCACCCTGACCTGCACTGGTTCGCAGATTGCGAGCCCTTACAACTACACGTTCAAGATCACGCTTCCCGCTTGCCAGTTCACTGGTGAGACGCCGAAGTCTTCGATGGACGATCTTACGCAGCAGTCGCTGCCTTTCGTGGTGCTGCACGATGGGTCGAACGCTCCCATCACGGTGGAATACACCAGCATTGACACCACTCCGTAATGGAGGTGCCTCATGGCAATTGACAAGATTCAAGTTGAGGGTCTTGGCAAGTTGAACCGTGAGTTGAGGGAAATTGGTGGGGCAGAGGCCCGTCGTGCGATTGCGGCTGCTCAACGTGAAGCGGCTCAGATCGTTTACGAGGAGGCCCTGCCCCACGTTCCCGTCGGTTCTAACAGCGGTCAACCCGGCAAGCGAAGCAAGCACCCCGGACGACTCAAGAAGTCGCTCAGGGTCACTGCACGGCCTTCTGGGGCAACGGTGGCAGTCGGTGGGGCTCGTGTCCCATATGGCGCTGCCATTCACTGGGGTTACCCGACTCGCAACATTGAGGGTCGCCCCTTCATTTACAACGCCTTGGGCAAGAAGCGTGAGGCGGTTCGTCTGAAGTTCCTTGAGGAACTGGACAAGGTGCTAGATCGGTTCCAATTGAACCGAGACAACGTATAACGATTACCGGGAGGAATCATGGACAAGAAAAACACCACTGATGGCGATGTTCTGGATTTGAGCATTGACATCAATTCGCTCACTGTTGGCGAGATTGAAGAAATTGAAGATAAGACCGGGAAAAGCATTGACAAGTTGTTTGACCCCGAGGCCCCAAAGGGCAAGATGCTGCGGGCCGTGGCTTTCATTGTGCGACGCCGAGACAATCCCGACTTTACGTGGGAAGAGGCTGGCCTTCTGAGGATCAATCTGGCATCTGATGCCACGGACCCTCAGTAGCCCGCAGGTACGAAACAATGATGGCCGTGTGTCACTTCTACGGCTGGACTCCGGCTGAGGTGAGATCAATGACCATGCGGGATTTCAATGCCGCTTGCGATTTCTTGATTGAATACAAGAACCGTGAAGCGGAGGCTTATAAATAGTTGCTACTGGTCGATAATCACGTAGCGGTAAGGGAGTTCTAATGGCAACTCGCCCGGGTGAAGTAAGAATCAATATTGTCGGTAACGCCGACAGGCTGAAGCGTGCAACGGATCAAGCCTCACGAGACTTGACCAAGTTTGGGGCTGATGCCGAAAAGAAACTTTCCAAGGTTGGCGATTCGTTTGTCAATGTTGGCAAGAAGATCACCCTTGGTGTTGCCGCTCTTGGCGCTGGGGCTCTTATTATCGGCAAGCAGGCCATCGATATGGCAAGTGACGTTGCTGAAACAACGTCCAAGGCTCAAGTGCTGTTTGGCGATGCAGCAGGCACTGTTGTCAAGTTTGCAGAAACTGCGGCAACGTCATTGGGGCAGTCCAAGAAGGCGGCCCTTGAGGGGGCAACGACGTTTGCCGTTTTTGGTGATGCCGCTGGGCTGTCTGGTGAAGCATTGGCCAAATTCGCAACCGATAACCTCAAACTTGCGACCGACATGGCTTCCTTCAGCAACACCTCGCCCGAAGAAGCCATTCAAGCCATCGGTGCAGCGTTTCGTGGAGAGATGGAGCCCATCCGCAAGTATGGCGTCATGCTTGACGATGCCACACTCAAGCAGAAGGCTCTTGAACTTGGCATTTACGACGGCAGCGGATCGCTTACCCAGCAGCAGAAGGTACTTGCTGCTAATGCTGCAATCATGGAACAAACCGGCGCAGCCCAAGGCGACTTTGCACGAACCTCTGGTGGGTTGGCAAACCAGCAACGCATTCTCAACGCTGAACTGGATAACGCCAAGGCGCAAATCGGTGAACAACTCCTGCCGGTCGTTTTGAAGTTTGCCCAAACGCTGAATAAAAAGGTTGTTCCTGCGATCAAGGAATTGATTCCCAAGATTGCTGATTTTGTCAAGCGAAATGCCGAAACAATCAAGGTTGTGGCGCTTCTTGTTGCCGCACTTGGGCCGCTTATTTTTAGTATTGGCAAAGTTATCCAGATTGTTGGAGCCACAATCAAGGTCGTTCAGGCTGTCAACACTGCCCTAACATTTCTAGCAGCAAACCCCGTTGTGCTTACTATTATTGCAATTGTGGCCGCAATTGCAGCACTAGTGGCTATTTTTGTCATTCTTTACAAGAAGAATGAAGGATTCCGCAACCTTGTCACTAAGGTGTGGAACGGAATCAAGGATACCATTAGCAAGGTTATCGGAGCCATTTCCGATTTCCTTGGAGAACAGATCGGCAAGTGGTCTGCTTGGTGGAGTGAAAACTCCACTGCGGCCGGTGAGGCCATCGGCAATATCGTGTCGATTCTCAAGACCGTTTTTGCTCCGCAGATTATTGCTATTCAAACTCTGTTCTCAGCCCTTGGTCCGTTTATTTCAACGGTTTTTGGCAACATTGCTGCCATTATTTCTACATCATTTGATGTCATTAGGGGCATTTTTAGCATTTTTATTAGCATCTTTACTGGTGACTGGGCAGGTGCTTGGGACGCCCTAACTGGCATTGTTGACAGCGTATTTAGTGGCGTTGGGACCATCATCAGCAATTCGAT